ATTTAGCAGAGAGCTTGTCGCTGGCTGTCTCTAAGCGATCGAACGTGTGCCCCTCCGTCGCTTTGCGTGCTACCGCTTTGCGCACGTCGTGGTCTGTGAGTACGTCTTTATACTGCAAGCGTCTCCACAATGTCGCGTCACTTATGTCTAATATTATAGCTAACATATTGATTGAATAATACTCCCCAGTCACTAAACGGTCATGAGTGCCGGTGAATTGAAACATTCTTGATGGTTTAGGCATGGTTTAATTCTCTTTATTTTTGATTCTCTATTTTAATAGTGTCGCATATAAAATAGTCCCTATGCACTGTGGTTGCTCCTTTTGGAATATCTTCGTCTTTGATCATGTCCATCATCAAAGCCTCCGCGCTTTTTTGATCTGTCGCCTCTATTTCCAGATAGAATCCAATTTCTAAACATGCCGCCACTTTAAATTTTTGCATTGTTTACGCTCCCAATAGTAAGACAGTGAAGACAAACGAGTACAGCATAAACGCACCAGCGGCCGCGCTTGATATCATTAAAGCAGAGCCAACGATGGCGGCTGTAACGTCGCTCCGGCGGCTCTGTTTGTCCTGTATCGCTTGCATTTTTATATAGGCAGAATTGCCTTTGTAATTGTTCAACATGGTTTAACCCTCTTTATTTACGGCGTGTAACTTTCTCGCGGCTGTTTTGTGCCCAGCTAAATACAAGGCGTTGATTGCGTCGTCTACTGAGGTAAAGGAGGTCAAGGTTTTTGTTTCTTCTTTCGATACCATTATTTGCGCCCCTGATCCCTCCCAGATATGGATTAATTCGCCGTCTTTTATCTCAATATTAATTTTCATTATTTCACCCCCCAAGTAAACCGTCGATGAAACTTTGCTCCACTGTCTCAACGTCGCTAAACACGCCTTGTAGCCAACTGTTTACGTGCCTTGTTGTTGTTGTGCTGTACTTCATGCCTGTTTTAATGTAACGACCACTAGGCAGCAGCGCAGCGACTGGGGTTTCGTAGCTAAATAGTACTACTAAACCATTTTTGGATAATTCTGTTTGATTACTGCCGATTTTTTTTAGTTTCATTTCTAGTATTCCTCTGGTTCGAGTTCATTTAGTACATCATACGCGCATTCTAACGCTTCATGATCTGTTTCTATACCGTAACAAGTGAAACAGTGGTAATCAACCCATTCGCCACCGATAGGCGTTTGTAGGTTAAAGGTTGCTGATTCATTCCATTCTATGCGGATATGTTCGCCGTTGTGTTCTAGTTCCCAATGTTTCATCTTAAAGCCTCCAATCCGGTGTATATGTATCAATTTTATAGCCTAGCTGCTCTATTAGCTCCAGAGTATGCTGGGTCAGTGTTTTAGTACCTGCTAGCTTTGCAAAGGTCTCCGCATTGTTGCAAGCTGGGTAGATAACAGTATTACCATACTGCGACTTAACTTCAATTAATATTGATCTGCTCATCTGTGCTGCCTCTGTGTTTGTGTGTTTGTTGTCTTGATGGGTTCATTATATAACAGAGTCAATATCAATCAACCTTTATTTGATATTTATCTATAACAATATCACATAAGCATATAACCAAATAACTATAGCTACCTTTTATCTAACGCGCGCGTGCGAATAGCATAGATCAACATAGACTGTCAACTGTTTGTGGTGACTGGATAGGATTAATAATGTCTGCAGGGTACCACCATAGACACTCTCTCATGTCAATACAGACCACCATAACTGTCAGTGATAGTCACTATAGCTCTGATGAATGGCCAGAGGCTTGACAGGCTGAGGTGGGTATGATAGAGGGGACGGGGGAGGCGGTGGTGGCTGTAGAATTGTTACTGTACCACCCTAGATACAAAAAAGAGTCAAATTAGACCATTAATAACAAGGGAGAAAAGAGACCCTGTAGTCAGGATAAGTCATTGATAACTATATAGAATAATGGCGGGGCTGCGGAGTCTCTAGGGCTGCTGAGATCCGCTGTTGAAGGGACAGTGGAGTGTTACTTTAGGTAACAGTGTCTCAACAGGTGTTACAGGAAGTAACAGACCATAACAGACTGTAGAATTAATTACCTCTATATAGTAAATAGTACTTGACTTTTGCTCTAAAATATGCTATAATAGACTCTATAGAGTTAAGAAAGAGACCTTTTAGGGTTTAATAGAGACTTAAGAAGACCTTTTAGGGTTAAGAGGAACAACTACTGGTTGTTATCCTTTTAGGGCTTTAAAAGAGACATTAAAAGAAACTCTTGTTTACTAAACAGAACTTTATAGACTATAGAGGCAATTCTGTGACAACTAAGAAAATAGGAAGACCTTCTAGCAAAGCTGTTTCCTCGGTTAAAAAAGGAAATAGAGGTGTTAGAGGAAGACCAGCAGGTGATGCTGCTGTTATCAATGAGTATAAAGCAAGGATGTTAGCATCTCCTAAGAGTAGGAAGGTGTTAGACAGCATCCTCAGTGCTGCGTTAGATGATGATCATAAGAATCAAGCAGCAGCATGGAAGTTGTGTATGGATCGTTTGTTACCTGTTAGCTATTTCGAGAAGGATAAAGCTACAGGAGGAAAAAGCAGCATTAATATCTCTATCACGGGTGTTGGTGGTGAGACTACTGTAATATCAGGCTCAGAAGACATAGAAGATGGAGAATACAGTGATGTATGATATTAACCAAGACCTAGATTACTTCACTAAAGAAGAGTTTGCTTGTCAGCACACAGGCGAGAATGAGATTAAAGATACATTTCTGTTGAAGCTGGACTTGTTAAGAGCACGTTGTGGCTTCCCATTTGTTATAACCAGTGGCTATCGTAGCCCAGACCACCCATTAGAAGCTAGGAAGGAGAAACCCGGAACTCATGCCCAAGGCATTGCAGCAGACATTAAAGTTAATACGTCACAACAGAGGTACACGTTGGTTGAGGAAGCTATCAAGATGGGATTTGGAGGCATTGGAATACACAGTGTGTTCGTCCATATTGATATGCGCGATGCTGCTGGTGATAAACCTGCTGTAATGTGGTTGTACTAGCTTGACTGATCTGAAGGTAGAGCTTCTACCGTGGCAGCAAGAGGTCTATAACGACCCTACACGCTTTAAAGTGATAGCTGCTGGTAGACGTACAGGCAAGAGTAGACTGGCTGCATGGGCGCTTATCCTTAACTGCTTATCAGGCAAGAAAGGTCAGGTGTTCTACGTTGCTCCTACGCAAGGACAGGCTAGAGATATTATGTGGCAGATGCTTTTAGAGCTAGGTCACAGTGTTATAACTTCTAGTCACGTTAACAACCTACAGATTAAGTTTGTCAACGGTGCGCTGTTAACCCTAAAAGGCGCTGACAGACCTGAGACTATGCGTGGTGTTAGCCTCAAGTTCTTGGTTATGGACGAATACGCTGACATGAAGCCAGAGGTGTGGGAACAGATCCTACGTCCTGCGTTAGCGGATCAGAAGGGTCATGCGATGTTCATTGGTACGCCAATGGGTCGTAACCACTTCTATGATTTATACACATACGCTTGTGTTTCCGATGACGATACGTTTAAGGGTTATCATTACACAAGTTTCGACAATCCCCTGTTAGATCCTAAAGAAATTAAAGCTGCTGAGAAGTCTATGTCAGCCTTCAGTTTCCGTCAGGAGTTTATGGCTTCCTTTGAGGCTCATGGTAGTGAACTATTTAAAGAAGAAGATGTCAAATTTAGCGAAGAAGAACCAACAGACGGCGACTACTACATCGCAGTCGATTTGGCAGGATTCGCGGACGTCCAGAAAGTCACTACTAAAACCAAAAGACTTGACCAAACGGCAATTAGCGTGGTTAAAGCAGGGCCTGAAGGGTGGTGGGTCGCTAATATCATACATGGCAGATGGGGCGTCCAAGAAACTGCCAGAAGAATCTTTGAAGCCGTCAGAGACTACCAACCAATCGCTGTAGGTATTGAGAAGGGAGCGTTAAAGAACGCTGTGTTCCCGTACCTAAACGATGAGATGAAGAAGAACCAACGCTTCTTTAGAATAGAAGAGCTTACACACGGTAACAAGAAGAAGACAGATAGAATTGTGTGGGCACTACAAGGCCGTATAGAACACGGCAACCTGACATTAAACAAAGGGAAGTGGAATACTCAGTTTCTTGACGAGTTGTTTCAGTTTCCCAATCCATTAGTCCACGATGACTTGATAGATTCATTAGCGTATATCGACCAACTAGCTAAAGTTAGTTACGCAGTGGACTATGAAGAAGAGGACTACGAATTTTTAGATCAATACGCGGGCTACTAATATGCTTATAGAAGATACAGAACACTTTGCAACAGAAGAAACACTTGAAGGATGGGTTATTGACAAGTGTGACAACTGGCGTGATCATTTCGAAGCTAACTACTCTGAGAAGTTTGAAGAGTATTACCGATTGTGGCGTGGACAATGGTCTGCTAAGGACAGAACACGAGACTCAGAGCGCTCACGTATTGTTAGTCCAGCGTTGCAACAAGCTGTTGAGTCTTCTGTAGCAGAGCTTGAAGAAGCAACCTTTGGTCGTGGTAAGTGGTTTGACATTGAAGATGATGTCTATGATACAGAGAAGAACGACATTGCTTTTTTGCGTAACGCGCTAGAGAAAGATTTTAAAAAGAATAAAGTTCGTAAAGCTGTTGCCGAATGCCTCATTAACTCTGCTGTGTTTGGTACAGGCATTGCTGAGATTGTTCTTGAAGAAGAAAAAGAAATGGCTCCTGCTACACAGCCTGTGATGGGCGGTGAGCTACAAGCGGTTGGTGTTAACATCATAGACCGCACCTGCGTTAAACTACGTCCTGTAATGCCACAGAACTTTCTTATTGATCCAGTAGCTACAGACATTGAGTCAGCGTTAGGCTGTGCGGTAGATGAGTTTGTGTCAGCACATTCCATTCAGCTTCTACAAGAAAGCGGTGTTTATCGTGACGAAGAGATTGCTTTAGCCTCTCCAGACTTTGACATTGAACCTGATCAAGACTTAACTCGCTATGATGAAGATAAAGTACGCTTAACCAAGTACTATGGCCTTGTTCCTCGCCACCTTCTGAAGAAAGCCATTGAAGAAGCTACTGACGAAGATGAAGAGTTAGTTGAGTTAGACAATGAAGATGATTCTTACTACGTTGAGGCAGTTGTTGTTGTAGGTAACAGCAGTGTTTTGCTCAAGGCTTCTGAAAACCCCTACATGATGCAGGATCGTCCTGTTGTGGCATTCCCATGGGATGTCGTTCCTAGCCGCTTTTGGGGTCGAGGAGTATGTGAGAAAGGCTATAACAGTCAGAAGGCGTTAGACGCAGAACTACGCGCTAGAATCGATGCTCTTGCACTAACCATCCATCCAATGATGGCTATGGACGCTTCTCGCATGCCTAGAGGCTCTCGTCCGTCTATCCAGCCGGGTAAGACTATTCTTACCAACGGTAATCCATCAGAGATTCTACAGCCCTTTAACTTTGGCAACGTTAACCAGATTACCTTTAACCAAGCTCAAGCCTTGCAGACAATGGTACAGACCGCTACAGGCGCTATTGACTCAGCTGGTATACCGGGATCTATTAACGGCGATGCGACGGCAGCGGGCATCTCAATGAGCCTAGGAGCTATCATTAAGCGCCACAAGCGTACATTGATTAACTTCCAAGAAGCATTCCTTATTCCTTTTGTTACTAAGGCGGCTTGGCGTTACATGCAGTTTGAGCCAGAGTTATATCCAGTAGCTGATTACAAGTTCCATACTTCTAGCTCTTTGGGCATTGTTGCTCGTGAGTATGAAGTAACACAGCTTGTTCAATTGCTACAAACTATGTCACCAGACACCC